TTTTTCGTCTACGTCCGCATCATCTTCCCCTATGATGACAGACCAGACGGCGTACCACCTACTGCGGAACATAAAGAGCCGAAACGACAAAGCATATACCCTGCTGGCAACGTGCTATAAGGGCAACCAGTCTAACGGCACTACATTAATCTGCGATATGGAGAATAGCGATATAATCTGCGTAGCCTCACGGGGCAGGATGATAGACGGAAAAAACCGCCAGTGCTTAGAGCCGTGTCCGGTTGAGGGTAAAACGAACTGCCTAACCACAGTGGAAAAAGATAACCTGCTTATGCAGCGGCCGCACGGTTACAATGCAGGTAAGATTTATACAGACAAAGCACCCACGCTGACGGCCAATGCGTGGCAGGAAAATAATTTGATTATGAGCAATAACACAAAGCAGCTTAACCCAAGCGGCGAAAGCAATAACGGACAGCAACCGTACCAGCAAAACCGGGTATATGACATTAACCACAAAGTCCCGGCGTGCTGCGCAAGTCTGACAGGCGGAGCGTATGCGATAGCGGACGAAAACGCGCCGGAAGTACGCATTAGGAGGCTGACACCTACCGAGTGCGCACGGCTACAGACGGTGCCGGACTGGTATAAATGGGGATGCAGTAATACCCAGCAGTACAAGATGCTGGGCAACGGCTGGACTATCGAAGTAATAGCGCATATACTTTCATTCCTGCAACTGAAAGCCAAACGCAAAGAGGATGCGGAAGAACCGAAGCCAAGGAACTGCGGCAACTGTGCGCTTTGCATACATACCTATATGGGCAGCGAGTGCCAACTGACCGACAACCCGGTAGACGATGCGCAGGACGGCTGTATAGACTATATCCCGGAGGACTGAACTATGGACGAAAAGGATTTGAAAAGCATATCTGCTGGCATATCGGCGGAGCAGCTGCACAGGCTGTACGACCGTCTGGATGATGAGGCGAAGCCATACGCATTGCGTGTGGGTACAAGCCAAGAAAAGCACCGGGCGGTAACAATCTACTGCGATGCTGAGAATGTGGCGTATTTCCAAAACATTATAGACCATGAAATTTAATAAGCTGAAATATGATTTTACGATAGATTTAGCCACAGCGCACAGCCGGGTATCGAAGAAATGGCGTAACCGGCACTGGCAATGGTCTGAACTGCTGGAGCGGTGCAGCGAAACGAAGCGCACCGGGGAAACGGCGGCAGAATACGCGCGCATGAGCAGGGAGGAACAAAGCAACGTAAAGGACGTGGGCGGTTTTGTCGGCGGGTATCTGAGCGGCGGAATACGCAAAAATACAAATGTGCTGTACCGCAGCGTGGCTACGCTTGATATAGACTACGGCACGGTAAACGTGTGGGATGACTTCTGTATGGCTTTCAACTTCGCGGCGATGCTGTACAGCACGCACAAGCACAGCGAGACTACACCCCGGTACCGTCTGGTATTCCCGTTAAGCAGGCAAGTAACCCCGGCGGAATATGAGCCGCTTTGCCGGAAGATAGCGGCGGAACTGGGTATAGACCTTTTCGATGATACCACCTACGAACTGCCGAGGCTGTTTTACTGGCCCAGCACGTCCAAGGATGCGGATTTTGTGTTTGAGTGGCAGGACGGCCCGGCGTGCAACGTAGACCAGATACTAAGCCAGTATGTAGACCCCTACGATGTCAGCGCATGGCCTATGTCCAGCAGGGAGAACACGGTAATAGCGCATGAAATTAAAAAGGCGGGCGACCCGACAGAGAAACCCGGACTAATCGGCGCATTTTGCCGGGCCTACACTATAGAGGAAGCGATAGAGCGGTTTTTGCCAGACTGCTACGAGCCGACAGGCACGCCGGGGCGGTACACATACAAGCTGGGCAGCGTGGCGGGCGGTCTGGTGTGCTATGAAAACAAATTTGCCTACAGCCACCACGAAACAGACCCGGCAAGCCGCCAGCTGTGCAACGCTTTCGACCTGTGCCGCATACACCTGTACGGGGCAAAGGATGAGGGCAGCAGGGCTACGGATGTGACCCGTAAACCGTCCTTTGCGGCGATGCAGGAAATGGCGGCGGCTGACAAAAACGTAAAACTGCTGATGGCAAGGGAGCGCAGCGCGTCCGTGGCCGATGACTTCGACAGCGTAGAGGTGCCGGAAGATTATAGCGATGAGTGGAAAGCAGAACTGGAGTACACCAAATCCGGCAAACTGCTGTGCAACATTCAAAACATAATACTGGTGCTGGAAAACGACCCTGCACTGAAAGGGCGCATTACGCATGATGAATTTACAGGCTATGACGTTATAACAGGCGGTTTGCCGTGGAACCGGCAGGCAACACAGTGGAGCGACCGGGACGATGCCAATTTGCGCGTATGGCTGGAACGTAACTACGACATAACCGGGAAAGACAAAATATATGACGCTTTGGCGGCGATACTGACCCGGCACAGCTACCACCCTATCCGGGACTATCTTAACGGGCTGCACTGGGACGGCACGCCACGTCTGGAGCGGCTGATTATAGACTATATCGGCGCGGAGGACACGGAACTAAACCGCACCATGACGCGCAAGCATTTCACTGCGGCGGTAGCCCGGATATTCCAGCCCGGATGCAAATACGATTACTGCCTAATCCTCACAGGCCCGGAGGGTGCGGGAAAATCTACGCTGCTGGGAAAGATGGGCGGCAAATGGTTTAACGACAGCATAACGACCACAGAGGGCAAAGAGGGCATGGAGCAACTGCGCGGCGCATGGATTATCGAGATGGGCGAGCTGGCAAGTATTAAGCGCAGCGATGTAGAGAGCGTGAAAGCCTACCTATCCAAACGGGATGACAGTTACCGGGCGGCATACGGCAGGCGGAAAGAGAACCACCCACGGCAGTGCGTTTTCTGCGGTACGACAAATGAGGCGTTATTCCTCAAAGGCGACAACGGGAACCGGCGTTTTTGGGTAATAGCCATAGACCCTGCACTGCGCAAATACCAACACTGGCAGGAGGCGTTAGACCGTGACCGTGACCAACTTTGGGCGGAGGCTGTGGAATACTACCGCAGGGGCGAAAAACTATATCTGGATGACCGGCTGGAGGCGCAGGCACGCCAGAGGCAGGAAGCATATAACGATGACAGCGACGACCCGATAGTGGCGATGCTGTACAAGTTTCTGGATATGAAGTTACCGGCAGACTGGGCCACACGGGACATACCGGACAGGCGCAGGTATATACGCACACCCGACCCGCTACAGGCGGACGGCGTGGAAATGCGCAGCCGGGTATGCGCCGCAGAGTTTATTTGCGAACAACTGGGCAGGGAGATTTCCGACAAAGAATTTAAGTACCTGGCCCGGCGTGTAAACAAGTTAATAGACGCTTTGCCAAATTGGGAGCGAATGGGCGCAAGCAAGCACGCTAACAAATGGTATGGAGTGCAGCGAGCCTTTAGACGAATAAACGAGGTAACAGATGAAGAAGATTTGTAAACAAGGTAACAAAAAAAACACAGTGTGTACAAAAATGAATAAGAGGTAAAAAGGTAACACGACTTTTTTGTTACCAAATCTGTTACCCGAATTTGTTACCAAATAACGCATTAATATACAGCATTTTATAATGCAGAGTAAACAAAGTAACAAAAAATATATAGAAAGTAGATAAGTAATGTAATACAGAGATATAACCCCACTTTTACAGATAAAAACGCATATCTGTACGCACGTAGGGGTATTTATAGAAAATCGTAAAAATTTTGTTTACCAATGAAACGGGGCATAGAAAATATAGTGAAGCACGCCGAAGTATCGGAGAAAGCGATAGAGCAGTATTTGACCGACAGCGTAAAAAAACTGGGTGGTATCTGCCTAAAGTACAGTAACCCCGGCATGGTAGGTTTTCCAGACCGCGTTTGCCTGCTGCCAAAAGGCGTTACCCTGTGGGTGGAATTGAAAAGCAAGGGGCAGCAGCTACGGACTATGCAGCGCATACGCATATCGCAGATGCTGAGATTAGGACATACAGTTAGCGTGTGTAAGAGCAAAGAGGATATAGACCGAATGTTAGAACCCTATAAAACAGCAGACCATGATTTTTAGACCATACGAATATCAGCGCACAGCGATGCAGTGGATTATCGACAAACCCCGATGCGGTCTGTTTCTGGACATGGGTCTGGGCAAAACGGTATCTACGCTGACAGCTTTACAGTGGCTGATAGATGACTGCGAAATTAGCCGGACTTTGGTAGTGGCCCCTAAAAAGGTAGCGGAAACCACATGGAGTACGGAGGCGGAAAAGTGGGAGCATCTGCACGACCTCAAAGTGGTTAAGGTTATCGGAACGGAAAAACAACGCTGCATGGCTTTGGCACAGAAAGCCGATGTATATGTGACCGGGCGTGATAACTTTGTTTGGCTGGTGGGCAAATATGGCGGTAAGCTGCCGTTCGATGTATTGGTTATTGATGAACTGACCAGTTTTAAGAGTGCCAAGAGTGAACGGTTTAAGGCAATGCGCATAGCCGTACCGAGTGTTAAGCGCGTTATCGGTCTGACCGGAACGCCCGCACCAAACGGGCTGATAGACTTATGGGCGCAGATGTATTGCATAGACCAAGGCGAAAGACTGGGCAAATCCATTACCAAATACCGGGAAACCTACTTTGAAACGCATAAGTGGAATAACATAATAGTCCGCTGTGACGTGAAAAAAGGCTGCGAGGATATTATACGGAACAAGATAGCCGATATATGCCTATCCATGCAGGCAAAGGATTATTTGCAGCTTCCGGAAATGATTACAGACACTGTTAAGGTCTATTTGAGCGACAAGACGATGGCGGCGTACACGAAGTTTGAAAAGGAAAAGGTTTTGGAGTTTCAAGAGGAACACAGAAACGAGCCTGCAAACATTCTGGCAAATTCCGCCGCCGGGCTGATGAACAAGTTAAGCCAGTATGCTAACGGTGCTATCTACGATGAGGATATGCAGGTACACAGCATCCATAGCGAAAAGTTAGACCGACTGGCAGAAATAGTGGAAGCCGCCAACGGCAGCAGTGTATTAGTGTTTTATCAGTATAAACACGACATACCACGTATAACGTCCCGTTTGAAAGGCTATGAGGTACGGGTATATCAAGGCGAAAAAGACTTGAAAGACTGGAACGCCGGAAAAATAGACGTGCTTTTGGCGCACCCGGCAAGTACGGCGTATGGACTGAATATGCAGCAGGGAGGCCACTATATCGTATGGTTTGGTACCGGGTGGAATTTGGAACTATACCAGCAGGCAAACGCCAGACTGCGCAGGCAGGGGCAGCAGTACCCGGTTACTGTGTACCGGCTTATTTGTGCAGGTACAGTAGATGAGCGTGCCAGTGCTGCTTTGGAGGGGAAAAAGAGCGTGCAGCAAAGTTTATTAGACAGCCTTAACTATTTAATCCGGAAACACAGTGAGCAATAGGAAGCGCGTAAATATATCGTTAGACCCGGAAACCTACGAAAAGCTACAGCAGGTACAAAGGGAACACAAGTTTAAGAACCTGTGCGAAATGCTGACCGCATTAGCGCATATTCTGATAGACCGTATGCAGGTGGCGGAGCAAAGGAAATACGACCTACCGGAAGATGACGGGCAGTATATAGACAGTATGTTTGATGACTTGAGCAACACACAGAGAGTACCGGACGGAACGGTACCAGTTAGGCATAATAGTAAGAAACTTAGATAGCATATATGACTATGGCAAAGGATAAAGATTATAATAAGTTGATACACACGGTTAAGTGGCTGCGGCTTCGGCGCGATACACTGACAGCACACCCGCTTTGCCAAAGGTGCGAAGCTGAGGGAAGAATAACACCGGCTACGGAAGTACACCACATACGCCCGGTGGAGGAAGCTATTACTATGGCTGACAAGATGCAGCGTATGTATGATGTACACAATCTACAGGCACTATGCCACGACTGCCACGTTAAGATACATACGGAGATAGGCAGGTGTGGCAGGGAGGCGACACGCAAACGCAACGCAAAGCAGGTGCGGCAGGTGATAAATAAATTTTTCGGTGACGGCTGATGTCGGAGCCGGGGGTAGTTTTTTAACCGGGGGTGTACCCCGTTAAACCTCGCCCCCAGTCTTGTTTTTTCGTATGTAAAATTTTGGAAATGCGGTACTTTGGACTAAATCTAACAGAAAACGAATAAATATACAGAGAAAATGGCGAAAACGGTAAATGACTATAAGACAGAGATAATCAAGGTGCTAAAAGCGCACCGGCTGTACAGCAAAGGACTGGATATGCAGGTACTATCATTAGCCAGCGCGATGCGTAATCTGGAGATGGCAAACGAACAGATAGACGGGCTAACCGAAACGACCGTGTGGGAAAAAACACGCTATGGCGAAAAGCTGGCACCGCACCCGGTTTTCAAAATCGCAAAGGAGGCGCAGGAACTGATTACCCGGCAAATGAAGTCTTTAGGACTGACCGCCGAAGATTTGGCCGGAGAGGTTGAGGATGACCCGCTGGCAGACCTTACAAAGAAACTGACGAAGAAGCGCAAGCAGCCAAAGATAATCAAACCCGGTAAGATTGAATGACAGAGGAAGAAAAAGACAGGCTGAGGCAAGCCAAAGAGGAAGTGACCGGGCTGCTGACTGGCACCGACATAGACAGATACCGGCTAACCGAAGTGGATAGCCGGTTATATGACTATGTGCGCGAAGTGGCGGGCGACCCGGAGGCGCACAACCTATATGAGCAGCTGGCAGTAGCCCGGTTTTTTCATTTGTGCGATAAGTACGGTATCAATGCTACGGAGGTGTGGCAGTTTTGCGACTTCTACGAAAGTCTGTATTTTCCCGGTAAGGCCGGGCAGCAGCGGTACAGGCTGACCCCGGTACAGTATTTCCAGTTTGCCAGCATCTTTGCTTTTTGGCAGGACGGCAGGCGGGTAGTCCGGGAAGTGGTGCTGTATGTGCCGCGCAAATTCAGCAAGACCACCAGCACTGCATCCCTGGCCATATATGATTTGCTGTACGGTGATAACAACGCAGAGAGTTACACAGCCGCCAACAGCAACGACCAAGCGAAAAAATGCTTTGACGTGATACGTGGCTGTATGCGGAAGTTAGACCCAAAGGAACGCCGGTACGTTATCAATGAGCAAACCGTAAAAAGCAGGCGGAAAGACCGCACGGCATTTGCCCAGTGTCTGACAGCCAATGCCCGGACGAAAGACGGACTGAACGCCAGTACGGTTATCATGGATGAGTTTAGCCAAGCGCGGGACAGCGAACTACTGACCGTGCTAACTACGTCTATGGGTGTGCGGGAAAATCCGCTGACCGTGATAATAACCACCGCGTCCGATGTATTCGATGGCCCGTTTTACGAAATGCTACAGGGCTACAAATCCGTGCTGCTGGGTGAGTATGAGGATGACAGCCTATTTGCCCACATATTCGAGCCGGATTTAGACGACCCGGAAGATGAGGAAAGCACATGGCGAAAGGTACACCCGCATTTAGGCGTAACGGTTAGTCTGGATTTCTACAGGCACGAATACAAAAACGCACTGCGTAACGGCAGTGAGGCTATGTTAGCTTTCCGTACTAAGCTGCTTAACACCTATGCCGAGAACGAGCAGCGCAGCTGGATTAGTAGCACGCTGGCACGGCATATAAGCAGGCCGATAAGCATAGACGGTATCAAGGGCAGACCGGATGCGATGGTAGCGATAGACCTAAGCGAAAGCGATGACTTTAGCGCGGTGACTATGGGAATGTACGACAGTGTGCATAAAAATTTCTATTTCCATACCGCCTACTTTTTCCCGTCCGGCGCACTGCCGGGACACCCAAACGAAAAGCTGTACAGGACATGGGCGGAAAAAGGATTTTTGGTGCTGACCGATGGCGATGTGATAGACTACCGGCGCATAGTGGATTATGTGCTGTATCTAAACCAGCACGTCCGGGTACTGGGTATCGGATATGACCCGTGGAAGTCGCAGGAAGTTATTAATATGCTGGCTGCGTCCGGTGCCGGGAATGTGATAAAAGGCGTGCGGCAGACCTACGGAATGTTTACCGCACCCGTAGAAAGTTTTGAGCATGGGGCCAAGACCGGGCATATATTCATTAACGACAACCCGATTAACGCCTACTGCTTCGGTAATGCCGTGCTGGATAGTGACAGGCTGGAGAACTGCAAGCCTATCAAGCGGAAAGCGAGCCAGAAGATAGACGGCGTGATAACGAAACTGATGTGCCTACGGCTGTTTATTGACTATGAACGGTGATTTTTAACATTTATTTTTCTATAGGCTGGTACCAGATACGGCGTTTTCCGGGTAAGGTAGAAGAACATTATATTTTGCGATGGGTATTTTGATTAACATACGGAATTTGTTTAGGCGCAGCGAGCCTGCACAGGCGAAGCAGGAACCGGCACGGACACCCCGAACCGGCGGCGGCTTTCCTATGCTTGCATCTGCTAATGCGCTTAACATAGCGACCGTTTACCGCTGTGTTAATCTTTTGGCAGACAGTGTGGCGATGCTACCAGTCCAGTATATGCGCAAAAAGGGTGATATTTTCGTGGAAGACCGCAGCGACCGTATGCACTATCTGCTGAATGTGCAGCCGTGCGAATGGCTTTCGGCTGTGGACTTCTGGCAGCAGGTGGTACGCTATCTGCTGCTGAGGGGGAACGCCTACATAGTACCGGTCTATGACCCGTTTACTATGTCAGTGGCACGTCTGGCACTGGTAGACCCTACGACCGTGGCGCATGATACGGTTAATGACACCTACACGATTAACGATGTCTACGCAGGCATTAGCGGCGTGTACGATGAAAGCGAAGTACTGCACATAAAGAACTACAGCATAGACGGCAAAACGGGTCTATCTACCATAGCCTACGCACGCATAGCACTGGATATAACCAGCACAGGCGACCAAGAAACGCTAAACCGGTTTGCCAACGGCGGTAATGTCCGTGGAATAGTCAGCAATGATAGCGGCGTGCGTGGCTTTGGTGAGTACCAAGACAAGGAACTGGAAAAAACGGCTACCGATTTGGATAGCAGGTTTAGAGGCGGTGAGCGCATAGTATCATTACCGGGGCAGGTGCAGTTTAGCCCGATTTCGTTAAGCAGTACGGATATGCAGTTTTTGGAAACGCGCAAATTCAACGTTCGCGAGATATGCCGTTTCTTTGGCGTGCATCCGTCCTTTGTGTTTGACGATACCAGCAATAACTACAAATCTGCGGAAATGGCTAACGTGGCTTTCCTCACTAACACGCTTAACCCGATGATGCGCAAAATCGAAGTGGAACTGCACCGGAAGTTAGTACCGCCTAATCTGTGCTGCAAACGCAAATTTCAGTTTGACCGGCGCGGGCTGTATGCGTGCGATTTGGATAGCCGGATTAAGTACCAAGCCCAGACGATAGCCGCCGGGCTGTACACGGTGAACGAATGGCGGCAGGAAGAAAACAAGCCAGCCGTAGAGGGCGGCGATACTGTGCTGGTATCCGCCAACCTAAAGAGCATAGAGGAACAGAGCAAGCAGCCGGAACCGGAGCCAGTACCGACAGAACCAGCCCCGGCAACGGATGAACCAGATACTAACCAGTCCGGCACCACTGAGGAACCGGACGAAAACGGAGATAACAACAATGGCGAAGAATAAGAACACGGTAGTAAACCGAATACTGCACACCGTTACCGATTTGCGGGTAAGGGAGGCGCAGGAGGGCGAAGCAGCCAGCCGGACGATTACCGGCTACGCTATACTGTTTGGCGTGCCGTCCGCACCGCTGTACGACTATGACGATGAGGAAGCACGGGAAGTAATCGCACCGGGTGCAGTGACTAAAGAACTGCTGGACGGCTGCGATATAAAGATGACCATGTTTCACGATAGGCAGCTGATTTTGGCACGCAGTAAGAACGGAGCCGGAACACTGACCTACGGCGTGGATGACAAAGGCGTATATTTCGAGTTTGAAGCACCTAAGACGGTGGACGGTGACAAAGCACTGGAACTGGTTAGACGTGGCGACATATCCGGCTGTAGCTTCATGTTTAGCACGCACTACTACGACAGTGCGTATGTGTCCCGTGACGTGCAGAGAGTGAACGGTAAGACGGTAATAACCTACACGGTGAACGTGATTACCGGGATATACGATTTTACGCTGGCAGCTGACCCGGCATATCCGGATACCAACTGCGAAGCGGAAGCGCGGGAACTGTTTAAGGAACTGCGCACCCCGGAGCCAGAACCGGAGCAACCGAAGAACGAAGATAAGCTGCGCGAGCAAGTGCGCGAAATGCGCCGCGCTGCTGCGCAATTATTATAAGATTTAAGTTTAACCATAAAAGTTTTTTAGAGTATGCCAAAGACAACAGCAACGAAGAAAACAGTAAACGCACGCCAGTTAGTAGACAAATACCAGTCTAACTGCGACCGCATTAACGAGATTGCGGATTTGTGCGAAAAGGAGCAGCGCGAGCGTACAGAAGCGGAAACCGCAGAGTATAACGCGCTGGTAAGGGAAAACCAGCTGCTGCAAATGAAGATGCAGGCACTGGCAGTAGAGCATCTGCGCGAAAACGCTACCACGGTGGAAGATGCTAACCGCATTATCCGCGAGAATGTAGCCGCAGGCAGACAGACCCAAATTATGCTGATGCGTGATTTGGTGATGGTAGCCGATGTGACTACAGGCGGTATCGTGCCGGTGAAGATGCAGGACATTTTAGACCCGCTGGTAGAGGGGCTGATTTTGGATAAAGTCGGTCTGCCTATGCCTACCGGTCTGGCAGGTGATTACATTTGGCCAACCTACGAAACTGTGGAGGCAACGATACAGGGCGAGGGCGTGGCATTGGAAGACACCGAAATTTCGATGTCCAAACTGACCGCTTCGCCGCAGCGTATCGGTATCGCTATCCCGGTTACACGGCAGGCGATTAACCAGACTGAGGGAGTGGTAGAAATGATTGTTAAAAAGCTGATGCCGCTTTCGGTTACTATGCTGCTTAACAAAATCATGTTTAGCACTACAAAGGTTACGAGTGCTACGACACTGGTAGGCCCGTTCGTGGCTTTGGCAAGCAGCCCCGTAGAGGTGAGCGCAGAACCCACGTTCAAGGATTTCAACAAGATTAAGGCAAAGGTACTGGCTACCGGCGTTGATGGTGAACACCTTTGCTGGGTTATGACTAAGGCGCAGAAAGCTATCGCCGAGGCGACCCCGAAAGATGCAGGTAGTGGTATTATGGTTTGTGAAAACGACCATATCGCAGGTCTGCCGGTATTCACTACAAACTATATCGGTGAGGGCTTTATAGGTCTGGGCGATTGGCGTTATCAGCCTATGGGCTTGTTTGGCGACATTTCGTTTATTATCGACCCGTACAGCCAGGCACGCAAAGACGCTGTGGATTTCGTGCTTAACGTGAACTACGGCACTACCACGCTGCGCACAGAGGCTTTTGCGCTGGCTAAGTGCAAGGCAGCAGGCGTGGGCGCATAAACGGGGTAAGGATTGTAACAGGATAACATAGTTTGATTATGGCTACAGTGGATATAGCACTACTAAAACAGCACGTTAGGGCTGACGATTTTAGCGATGATGACCAGTATTTGGCGCACTTGCTGGAAGCAGCGGAACAGTATGTAACTGAGGCGACCAACCGCAGCGGCGATGAACTGCTGGCTATGGGTGATGGCGAGCATCTGCCAGCCACGTTACAGCAGGCGGTTTTGCTGATAGCCGGACACTGGTACAACCAGCGCGAAGCCGTTAGCGGCGTGCAGATGGCGGAAGTGCCATATACACTGCAAGCCCTAATCAAACCGTATCGCAAACTGGTAGATGACGTTACGGAATGAGAGCGGGCGCACTGAAATACAGGTTAAATCTGCTGGAGCCTAAACGGGTGACAGACCGCATGGGCGCGGAAACGGTGACATACACCAAGACGCGCACCGTATGGGCTGAACGTGTTAGGGCAACCGGGAACATGAGCGAGGAAGTAGGCGAGCATTTTCCGAACTACACAGTAGAGTTTAACATACGGGATGCGCACCCGGTGCAGGAAAACTGGAGGGTGCAGCAGCTGGGCGGCTACCTTTATACCGTAACGAATATCGTACCTAATCTGGATAAAGGGTATAAAACCCTGCTATGTGAAAGAGTTAATGAATAGCTACCATTATGGCCCAAAGCATAGACTACGACGATAAGAATTTGCAGCAGTTATTTGCTGAACTGGAACCGAAGCGCAGACTACAGGCGATTAAAGGCGGTTTTCGCAAGGAAGCCAACAAAGTACGCAAAGTGGCGGTAAACAATCTGCGTAACAGCGTCCATTCTAACAAGGATTTGGAAAAGGGCGTGCGGTCTATCGTATTCAAGCGTAAAGCCGGTTTTCGGGTGACAGTCGGAACTAAGCGCGCGGGCAAGAATGGCAAAGGCGAAGCGGGATTTCACACCAACCGGCAGGGGCTTAAAAAGCCCGTGTTAATCTGGGTGGAAGAAGGTACTAAGGAGCGAAAGACGAAAAGCAGCGGCGGCAAAAGAGCCGCACGGCGCAGGTCTGCGCACCGTACCGGACGGATGAGGCGTTACGGCTTCATGTCCCAGACGCTGAACGGAGTACGGGATACCGTTACTGCCGATATTCATAACATGGTAACTGACAATGTTTTTAGAGTAGCAAAAAAGTATGGCTGTAGGTAAGACAAGTTTAAGTGCCGGTGAAATAATCCGGTCTATCCTTATATCGGACAGTGAGGTATCCGCACGGGTAAAAAAGGTATTCCCGGTGGTTGAGGACAGCGCGGAACTGCCGTATATCGTGTACAGGCGTGCGCAGTTGGAGCAAACCCCGGTTAAATCCGGGCGGGGTGCTGACACTGTGAGCATGGAGATACTTTGCTATACCGAACACTATACCGAGGGCGTGGAACTGGCAGAAGCCGTGCGCGGCGCACTGGACGGAGTGCAGGGCGAAGTAAACGGGCTGGTTATGCGTAGCTGCTATCTGGCAGACAGTGAGGAAGCATGGCAGGATGATGCATTTGTACAACAATTAGTGTTTAACGTTAAGATATAGAAAAGATTATGGCTAAGACTGGATATTGTAACGGTAGCGATATGCTGCTGTATGTGGGCGGCAAAGCGATAGGCAGCTGCACCAGCCACACTACTACGTTTAACAGCGAAACCAAGGAAAGAGCCGTAAAGCCCGTGGCCACTGCGGCTATGGCAAGCGGCCTTTGGAAGAAGAAAGGCGTGGTGGGTTTGTCCTATAGCATTTCCGGCGAAGGACTTGTATTTTACGACGAAACCGAAAACGGCTACAAATCGCTGTTTGCACTGTGGAAAGCCGGTGCGTCGGTTGAGGTTAAGTGTATGGAGCGCGAAAGCGAAACCCCTTATTTGGTAGGTAAATGCGTTATCGCGTCGCTGGAGCGCACAGACCCTGCGCAGGATGACAGTACATATAGCATTTCGCTGGAAAATGACGGCGAGCCTACCACACTGGACGAAAGCGCAATTACTGAAAACACAGCGGAAGAGTAAACTAATAGGATATGGCAAAGATAGAAGTAACGATTAATGGCGTGGCATATCCGTGCCGTCCTACGATGGGGGCTATGCTGCGCTTTAAGAAAGAAACTGGTAAGGAGGTTACGGAAATTACCAGTAACAGCCTTACCGATTTGTGTACATATCTGTACTGCTGCGTGGCTTCTGCGTCCGCAGCTGATGGTGTGGATTTCAAAATGTCGCTGATGGATTTTGCCGATGCGCTTAACCCGGAGGAAATGACCGCATGGGCTGCGCAGATGCAGCAAAACAACGTAGAAGATGCGGGGGGCGTAGAAAAAAAAAGTTAAAGCCCTACGGCATTTTAGAGTTATTGGGTATCGCGCTGGGCTGCATACGGCTGAGTTATGACGATTTCTGCAAACTGGATTTTGAAGAATTTGCAGCGGTCTATAAAGCCTATGCAGAGCAGCGCGATACTGATTTTAAGGACAACTGGCAACGGATGCGGCTATTAGCCACGATAGTTATACAGCCGCATTTGGATAAACGGCATAAGGTAACGCCGGAAAAGTTACTACCGTTTCCGTGGGATAAAGCGAAAGCGGAAGCCAAGAAGAAACGGAAAGAGATTACGCCGGAGCAGCAGCGCAGGCGTATGGAGAATTTGGTTAGAAAATTAGGTGACGAACTAATATAAAGACACTATGGCTGGCAAAAGCACTATTAGTATAACATTCAGACTGGACGGTGACAGCAAAGAGTTTAAGGAACTGACCACCGATGCGGCAGGGCTTAAAAAAGTCCTACAGTCCGCTATCGCACCAGCTGAAAACCTTAAAAAGTCGCTGATAAACTGGAGCCAAGGCGTACAGGCGATAGATGCCATTACGAACACGGTTAGTACCGTTTCGTCTGCTTTGTCGCAGTTTTCAGACCGCATGAAAGGTTTGCAGTCAGCAAACATAGCGATAACACAACTGACCGGAAAAACGGGCGAAGAGATGCTGAAACTGCGTAATAACGTGCAGGCTGTATCGGAACATTTCGGCACGGACTTTAACGAAACGCTGCGGGCGGCAAATGCGCTATCCAAAGGTTTTGGTATCAGCATGGAGGATGCTATGAAACTGGTACAGGACGGTTTGGTTAGTGGCGCAAACGCAGGCGGTGACTTTATCGACACTGTACGGGAGTATCCGCGCTATTTCAAGGAGGCCGGACTATCGGCAGAGGATTTTATAGCCATTACCACCAATGCCGCACAGCAGGGCGTATTTTCCGACAAAGGCGTGGACGTTATCAAGGAGGGTAATTTGCGTATCCGGGAAATGACCACTGCCACGGCAGACGCGCTTAACGGTATCGGCATATCCGCTGAAAAGGTACAGGCGGATTTGCAGGCAGGCAGCATAACCACATTTGACGTTATGCAGATGGTGGCGGCAAAGCTGAACGAATTACCCGCCAGCAGTGCAGCCGTAGGCACTGCCATAGCGGACATTTTCGGAGGCCCCGGAGAGGATGCCGGGCTGGAGTACATAAAGACGCTGGCAAATATACAGCTAAACATGGATGCCGTTAAAGCAGCCACGCAGGGAACGGCAGAACAGCAGGAGCGGCAAATACAGATGCAGGAGAATTTGAAAAACGGATTATCCGGCTTAATTGATTTGTCCGCTATCTATACTGATGTCAAACCCTATGTGGATTTGACCGCACAAATCGGTATGGCTGCTATGGGTATCGGCGGGCTGATTAAGACGGTAAAGGCTATGAATATCCAGCAGGCGATATTAAAGACCCGCATAGTGGCTGTGGCCGCTGCGCAGAAAATGGTTACTATCGCTACTACTGCGTGGACTGCCATACAAAAGGTGCTTAATCTGGTGCTGACCGCTAACCCGATAGGCTTAATCATTACCGCTATCGGCGCACTGGTGGCGGCTTTGATAGCAGCCTATAAAAACTGCGAGGGCTTCCGGAAGATTGTAGATAAGGTTTGGGAGGCTATAAAGCCGCTGGCAAACGCTATAATGAACGGTTTGGCAAAGGCTTTCGAGTGGCTGGTAGAAAAGTGTAAGGAGGCATGGGAATGGCTTAAAAACATTCTGGGGCTGGGCAAACAGAAAGTGGAGGTAGCGGTAGAGGTATCCAAGCCAAAGACACCGGCACCCACGCTGGATATGGATAAGCCCAACGCCTCAGATTATACCTACACCCCTACTGCCGGAGCCGGGAAAGTAACCGGAGCCGCTAAACCGAAGTGGACGGAAGATGCGAGCAACCTAAAAGCGATTTCCGATAACGTCCAAATCCTTAACGAGAAGCTGCAAACAGCATCTGCCGAGGAAGCGGTACTGATTAACCAGCAGATAGAACTATGGGAGCAGAAAGCAGATGCCATACGGAACGCTGGCAAGGCTGCGGACGATAATACGCCGCTGTGGAAAGAGGATGCCGATACACTACGTGAGATTAACGATAATATCCAAATCCTTAACGAGAAACTGCAAGACGCTACAGCCGAGGAAGCAGCAGCGATTAACCAGCAGATAGCCGCATGGAACGCCAAAGCCGATGCCATTAGGAACGCAGGCGCAGCCGTGGATAATACGCCGCTGTGGAAAGAGGATGCCAGCAACCTAAAGGAGATAAGCGATAATATCCAAATCCTTAACGACCAGTTACAGACGGCTACTATCGAAGAAGCCGCACTGATTAACCAGCAGATAGCAGCGTGGAAAGATAAAGCCGATGCCATTAGGGAGGCAGGGGTAGAAACAGAAAAAGTTTCTATGAGCACTGGAAAGGCTTTGCAGCAAGGCTGGGGAGGTATCAAGAATATAGGCAGCAGCATAGAGGGCATAACCAGCGCACTACAGGGCAACGGCAACGCATGGCAGGTAGTTACTGGTATCATTGACGGATTTATAGGGCTGTACACCGGGATACAGACGGTGGTAGGCATTATCCAGCTGCTGACCGGAGCCAGTGCAGCGCACGCCGCTACTAAGGGCGTAGAAGCGACCGCAGAAACCACGGAGGCAACGGTACGGGCTACGACAGCCGCGACAAACGCCGCAGCCTCAGCAGCCATTATAACGGCAAACAAACTGGAGGCTGCGAGCTGGAAAGAGTTAGCAGCATCCGAATATATGGCAGCACACGCCTACATACCGTTTGCCGGTTTTGGTATCGCTATGGGCTTTGTTACGGCGATGCTGGCAGCTACAGCCGCCGCAGGTATTCCGATGCTGGCAGAGGGCGGTATAGCGTCCGGCCCTACTTTGGCGATGGTTGGCGAGTACGCAGGCGCGAAAGGAAACCCGGAAGTTATCGCACCACTGGATAAACTGCGGGGAATGTTGGCACAGCCTGCAAGTATGGATTTTGGCAAAGTGGAGTTTGAGATTAAGGGGCGCACGCTGGTAGGCATATTAAACAAGGAAAACAATATAACAAAACGCAGTTAATATGAAGTATCTACGATATACAGGCGAGTTTGTGAGCCGTGCCGGGATTGTGTGGCGTGTGGATATTATGCAGGAAGCGGATGCGGCGTTTGCTACTGTAGGGGCTTTGGAGTTTCCGGCGGATGCACCGCTGGTTATCGAGTGGCAGCGCGAGGATAAAGAAACGGTGATATTAGGCAGTAACGCTACACTAAAGATAATAAGCCCCGGCGATAGGACATACGAAGATTTGTACACTATCGAGGTGGGGCGTATCCGTATGGATGTTTACAAAGATAATAAACTGTACTGGAGCGGTGCGTTAGACCCAGAATTTTACGAAGAACCCTACGAAATGGCTAACGGGTATGAAGTCAGTCTGACGTTTAGCGATTTCGGTATATTAGACCGTATCAAGTACGATTTATCCGGTATCCAGACGATACGGGATATTATTACTTATGCTTTGCAGCGTGCCGTTATTCTGTATAATGGGCTTAATACGACCTATATAACCACGACATTTACGGATGGTGGCAGCATTACGGGTGGCGGTATATCTGTTAGGTCTGAAAACTTTGTGGATGAGGACGGCGAAGCATCTACGCTGTATGAAGTGCTGGAGGGCATTTTGCAACCGCTGGCAGTCCGAATGGTGCAAAGGGCTGGCACTATCTATCTGTATGACCTAAACGGACTGTACACCAAAGGAACGCCAAAGGCTATCCAGTGGGACGGCAACAGCCAGACGATGGGAACGGATAAGGTAGCGAACAATGTTATAGTATCTTTCAGTCCGTACAGCAGTGCAGAGCTGTTAAGCGATGAAATGGAGTACGGCGGCAAATATGATATAGAGCATACGAATTTAACAAGTGATGCGCCTACGGTTGATTATGACGAATGGGGGGAATACTACAGTTATTATCCGGACTATAGCGAAGAACATAGGCAGGGCAGTAACTGGGATTATAACCTAATCGACTTTACTATTTTCATAAATAACCACGGCAGCGGATTAAAGAGTAAGGGTACATGGTGTAGATATTTCCATATTCTGCCTATTACCGGCGGTGCTACTGAATGTACAGGCGTGGCGTATGCTTTCCGTACAGGCGGACACGGCGGTATAAGTACCGGATGGCCCAAATGGAAAGTCCATAGCCGGATACCACGTGCCGGGCTTTCCGGTAATTCCGAAATACTGACTACTAACCGTGTGTTTTTGCCCAAGCTGGACGCAGAGAGCATGAAAAAATATAAAGTGCGTGTAGTGGAAGAAGTGCTGATAGATGCGAGATATAACCCGCTATCCGGCAGTACGAGCGGCAACGATGAGGGTAACGACAATGTGGTTAAGACCCGCAGCGGCTTTGTATTCATTCCTGCAAAAATTACGCTGTATGACAAAGACGGGAAAGCCCTATACCACTATAGCAACAAGGAAGCAGCAGCCGGGGCAACCAAAGGGCATTTAGGCTACAGTAAGGGCAAATGGGTAGCCGGGGCAGACCCCGGCGGTGATTGTTGGCTGGAATACTATAACCCCGATGACTTCGGAGAGGATGCCGGGATTAGAGGCTGGCAAGGAAACCGGCACTGCATAGGCAGACCGGACGGACGCGGCGGGCGTATGGGGCTGGAGATATACGACAGTTTCAAGAAAATGGATGATGGCGAATATATGCCGTATCCGCCAGCCGCCGGGTATCTGGAGATACAGATACAGGAGGGTATATTAGGCTATGACTATGGGCAAAAAGTGGATAACTGCGGATTTGGCAGCGCAGAAAGCCAATGGGATAAAAGCGGCATATACAATATGCTGCGCTGGTGCCTATATAAAGCCCCGGTAGTAGATGTGGTAAATAACAATCTGGTATTTGATGCAGCAGAGCTGGAAGATGTGGAGTACAGCGGATATATCAATAAATCGGCAAAAGAGGAAATAGATATAGATACTATATGCGGTACTGCTGTATCTGTTTGTCCTACTGCCAAAGGCTGCTACCATAGAACCAAGACAGGCGAACAGCTACAGGAACTGACCCGCGCAGGCGTGACAGACCACCCGGAAAAACTACTGATAGGCACTATTTACAGCCAGTATGCCGACAGAAAAACAACGTTATCCGGCGAGGCTGTGATAGATGACGGACTGCACTACTACACCGAGCAGAACCAAGGCGATAAACGGTTTATGCTGATGAGTGAGGAACAGGATATTATAGCAGACTGCACGGATGCGGAATACTGCGAGTTTAGACCCGATGAATACGAAAGTATAGAAGAAGTAAAGTAATACCGATATGGATAAACAATATACTGCAAAAATAACACTTCGGACACCGAGGCCACGCAGTGAGCGTCTGCGGGAGCAAGGTATAGGCGGTGGAACGACTACCGTAGTGATGAGCGGAGCCGGTGGCGGTGGCAGCACTGTAACAGGCGATGGGCATACGCACGGTAATTTGTCTGCGCTTAACGAGATTTCCACAGACCGGCAGGGTTATATGTATCTGACCCAGATACGGGAAAAGGAAGATACCGAAACTGGGGAAACCACGACCGAGCAAGTAACCGAAAAGGTAAAAGCCGGTTACGCCGATGTCGCCAAAGACCTAAGCGAAGATAGCCCGATACGGGAGCAGTTTTTATCACGTCTGGTGGATGATGTCGCCAAAGGTAATCTGACCTTTGAAAAGATGCTTACTGTGCTGGGGCTTTCCATATTCAAGTCCGGGGCGCAGTTTGGCGAGTTTGTGCAGTCGCTGTATGCCGGAAAGGGTGCAGGGATAGACCAACTGGGAAACGCAGAATTTGAAAGCGTCCGGGTGCGCAGTTACTTTGAGGCTATGGAATTTATCGTAAATCGTCTATCTGCCATAGAGGGCGACCAGCTTCTAACCGAGGCTGACACCATAGAGAGCGTGGACGATTTGGGCGATAACTGCTACGGTCTGCATCTGCGCAGCAAGTGGGAGGGTTATTTTACAGCCCAGTATCCAAACAATGTGCTGAAAGGTATCATTAATACGCTGGCTACCGGAAGCGGTGTATATTACACCAGCTGGATGCGTGTAAACAGCGTGAACACGGCTAACAACTATATCGAAGTAACGCTGTATCCGGGTGAGGAAGTGCCAGCCGGAACCAATTACCCACCGTGCGAAATGATGAAGATAGCCCGGTGGGGAAACCAGACCGACACCAAGCGGCAGAGCTGCATTTACCTATCCAGTACGGAGGGGCGGATAGTCCGGCTGACCGGGGTAACAAAGCCGATAATAGACCGTACCAACTATGGGGCGACCTTTGGCGAACTGCCGGAGTTTCTGCGCGAATTGGATTTGCCGATAGCGGAGGGGCAAGACTATCTGTATGCGCGTGGCATAGTCGTAGAGGACATAATACGCATAGACTATCAAGGAAAGCCGGTTAGTGAAATAGTAGACCGTGGCCCGTGGAGTGCCACAGGTGATTACTACTGCGAAGCGTTGAACCCAAATACCGGCAGGTATGAGATTTCGGACGTGTGGTATAACGGCTGCAAATATCGATGCGCCAAAACCGGAACCACAACCGCGCCAGCGTGGAATAACACCGACTGGGCGATGGTGGAGGGAAACCCGGATTTTACCGTAGACTTCGCCGAAACCGACTATCTGTTTGACCCAGACAAATTTAATCTAACGCTGACCATAATAGCCCGTCTGTACAATATGGATATAACGGCTGACATTCTGGATGCCGATGTACAGTGGACGCGCTACAGCGAAGATGCTAACGGCGTGGAGCGTGTAGCATCCGATAATGCGTGGGCACTGAAACACGCAGGGGCTGGTAAGTCCATAGACCTAACGGTAGAGGATTGCGATTTTAACGGGTATGTGCCAAAGGTGCTGAAATTCATAGCCACGGTAACGCTGCGGGACGGAATGGGTAACGAAGCTGGTACCGCAAACGCAGTTTTCCAGTATTAATAGAAAGGAGTATTAGATATGAAAAAGATTTTAGACTATTTCGGAGTAGACGGTTTGCTGCACATTATCTGCTGTATGGTGATTATGCAGCTGTTAGGTAACTTTTTGCCACTGTGGGCAGCGGTTTTGATTACCGCTGCTATCGGTCTGGGCAAAGAATTTATTTGGGATAGGCGGTTGAAAAAAGGCACGTTTGAGAAACGCGATTTGCTGGCAGACGCTGTAGGTATTGTTTTGGGTCTGATTTAATCCGGGTGGCGAATGAAAACAAGACGGTTTGATTTTAACTGGAAGCCGCTACAGCTGCAAATATCCTTTTCTGTAGATGGCAGTGTGCCGGATAAGCAGAACTACAGCACCGACACGCAGGAATACACGCCGGATTACACGCTGACCCCGCTAATAATCCAGCCTATCGTATCAGTGATAGACAAAGACGAAGTGATAGGCGCAGGGCGCATTAACCACGCACTGACAAATATACGCTGGTACGAGAATATAAACGGCACGCAGACGCTGATAGGCACCGGTAACAGTAACTACGAGATAACCACCAGCGGCGGCAGCGCAGGGCGTATCAAGGTAAAGAGGAACGCAGAGCCGAAAGTACCTATTACGCTGGTATTCTATGCCGAGTATGTAGACAGCCGCACCGGGCAGGTGATGATAATACAGGGTAGTTATCTAATTAGCTGCGGCAGTGCATCCGACCAAGTGCGGGTAGAACTGGACGCAGCCGACCAGACGATTTTTAACCCACTGGCAGACCCGCAGACGCAGACCGTTAAGGCTACGGTATGGCTGGGCGATAAACTGTGTGACAGCAGCAAATATGCGCTGGTATGGGAAGTGTTGGACGGCAGCACGTGGCGAACCGCTGGAAGTGACGCTGTAATGGACTACGATATAACCGTGAACAGCAACGGCACGGTAACTATTAACCGCTGGCTGATGGGTACTGAAATGTATCTGCGGTGCAGGGTGAAGTACAGCGCGGACGGCAACCCCGGCAGCGTGGCTTTGACCGATGCCAGCCCACAGGCTATAGCCAGTTTCATACGCCGGATACCTAAGTACGAGTTTGATTTTACAGGCGTGCCGTACAACATTCCGGCAGGTCTGCTTAACGTAGCACCTACGGCGATTATCCGCACTACTAACGGAGAGATAGAGAACGCGGAAAAGGAACTGTTACCGCTGTGGTATATAGCCACGAACAAAGCCAGCGGCAGTTTAAGTTACTCACTGGTAGCGCACGGCAAAAGCCCGATAATCCCTACTGCCAAAATGGATGATAACTACGGCGGTGTAATCGGTCTGGACGTGAAAGACAGAGGGTATGCCGGAGCGTGGGAAGATAGCACGGACGATGCGATTTTCTGCGATGCTGACGGCGATATTTTGATTATTCACTAAAACCAACATAGTAGAGATATGGCACGATACATTAAGGCAAACGGAAAGGTAGCGGAATACCTTAAATTAGAGAATGACCGTAATAAGGTTACGGACGGTAACTATCTGCTTTGGCAGGCTGATATGCTGGCTTTCGGCAGGCTAACCGAACTGCCGCAGATTTTGGAACAAATCGGCGGTCTGGCACTGCAAGCGCATGAAGCCAGAGAGGAACAGGACGGCACGGTAGTTAGAAAACTGCCTACTGCGACAGACCCCCGGTTTGTCGTAGAGGAAGCCACGGAACAGCAGCCGGGCAATATCGACACACCTACGGACGTGCCGGAAGCAGGTACGGATACGGAGGCAGGCGAAGAACCGGAAAGCCCGGAAGATGGGCAGGGCGAAATTACGGAGCAACCCGTAACAGAGGAACCGGGCGAAGTGACAGACCCGGAACCGACCCCGACCGATGGCCAGGCCACAGCATCCGAAGAAACCGGAACGGCAGACCCGGCACCAGAAGTAACGGAAGAAACCGACCAGACGGAAGCCGATACCGGCGATGATGAGGCAAGGACAGAAACGACCATTAAAGAAGAAACGGAGGCTTAACCATGAGTACAGCAAGCACCAGTAGAACCATTAAGTTTATCAGCAAGGCAGGTACATACACTGCCGTAATCATGTCGCCAAACGGCGATTTGTACCAAGAGTACGAGGGAACGCCAAACGATGCGACAGCCATTTACCCGGACTTTACCACGCTGAAACCTATACTGTATTTCGTCTGCACCAGCAGCCGGGTAGCGGAGGGAGTGGCAGACCCGGACGCAATGGAATACTATTTCAACGACCAAAAGATTTCATTCAGCGGCGGCGTATCTACTGGCACGTTTGCCGGGTATTTCAAGACGGTAGCACCGAGCGGCGATCAGTTATATTACGGTCTGCAAATCCTCAAAAACATAGCGGCACTGGCAGGCTACGCACCGGCGGTTATCAAGATGGTAGCCACTATCAGTTACGGTACGCAGAGCGACCAGATACAAGCCACATACACTATCCCGATACAGCAGGCTACCGGAAGCAGCTACCGTGTGACTATCGCAGCAGGCGACAGCAAAAATTTCGTGATTACGGAAAAGGGCGGTAGCTGCATATTAAAGGCTATGGCATACCAGAGCGGTAACGCACTATCCAAAGGCTTAACGTATGTGTGGGAGAAGATGGGCGCGACCGGCTGGGAAACGCTGACCGGCAAGACTGCGCAGACGCTGACCGTGAACGCCAGCGACATTAACACCTATGGCGAGTACCGGGTACACGTCTACCGTGACGGTGCGGAAATAGGCACGGACATACAAAGTGTGATGGATGCCAGCGACCCTTACGACATAGACCCGCACCCCAGCCCGGAAGACGAGGCGATAACGGAGGATACCAGCGGTAACGGGCAAGTGACCTATACGCCAGTGGTAGTTAAGCGCGGCACGTCCACTAAGGCACTGGATACGCAGTTTTATTTCGTGTTGAAAGATGCGGCCGGCGTATATCTGAACACTGACCGGGACACACCGAAAGCCAGCCAGACCGTGACACGCGCCCACTGCCAGCAGGCGGGCGGCGATGTATCAGTTACCATTACGAGCGTAAAGTAGTACGGCTATGGGTGTAAGCAGAACACAGGTAGTTAAGTTTATCCGCAAAGGCGACCCCGGCGACAAAGGAGAGCAGGGCGCGACACTGCGAGGCCCGCAGGCGTGGAGTGACTGCGCCGCGGGCTACGCTTTCCAAGCCGGTAAGGTTGGCGAGCAGTGGATAGATGTAGTGCTGTATAACAACAATTACTACACCTGCAAAAAGTCGCACACTAAAACAGCGTCCAACTATCCCGGCAGCACGACCGACCGGAATAATGGTTACTGGCAGTTGGGCGATAAAATACAATTGGTGGCGACTAAGATACTGTTAGCCGCATACGCACTGGTAGAAAATCTGGGGGCTACTGCTATCGAAATGAAAGACAGCAGCGGTAATGTGGTTTTCAAAGCAAAGGACGGTAATATAACCTGCAAGGTAGGTACGTTTGAAAACATAAAGGTGGTAGGCTCACTGCGCAACCCGTTTGCCTATGTGGGTGACAGCATAACCAACGACTATAACGATAATGTGGCTATGCTGAGTAGCGGCGGTGGATGGATTAACGCCTACAGTCTGCCGTGGGATACAAAACAGAGCGGACGGCGCATAACCATAGTAAACTACAAATGGGGTAGCACTGTTTCCGAGGGGCAGGCAGGTATTAACGCACCGAGCGGAAAATATTTTTACGAAAACGGCGTATCGAAAAATAGCCTGCTGTTATCCCGTGAAGCCGTGGAACTGATGGGGTACGGAACGTCTACGCAGTTTTACGGCTGGATAGTAATGCGGCGTATAGACCTTATGACTACCTACAAGTATGGAAAGGAGCTAAAGATTTTGGCTTTTGGGTCTGTTACTTCGGGCGGTAGCCTAACTTATACGTCCTTTGATAAATCCACGCTGCGAGTGACCAAAAACGGCACAGGACAGTACACTATTACCATGCCGTCCGGCTGGTTTTACACAGCCAGTAATGTAGGCGTAATGCTGACGGGTGTAGGCTATGCGTCCGGCAGCTCAGAAGCACCGATTAAAGCCACTTTGATTTCACGAACCGCCACGCAGTTAGTTATAAGAACGTCTGACGATGCGAGTGTGAACGATGGGGCATTTGATTTTATGATTTTCAATAAAAGCGATTGGAGTACCATTTAACAAGTTAAGAATATGGCAACGAAGAAAACAAAAACTTTAGCAGCGGTTACGACAGTAACCAGTATGAGCGCGTCACAGTACATACCGCTATCCGATGGCAGCGGCAACGTGACAAAAATAACGCTGGCAAACCTCAAAGCGTCTTTGCTGGGCGGTCTGAACCTCAACGCAATGAATGACGGCGTGTTTATCATGTTTCACAGAAAATCTGATAATTATCCGCTGGCAGTCAAACCGGATAAGTGGGCAAGCTACCAGAACAGCGGCGAGATAGCCGAAGGCGTTATGGTGGTAGAGGGCGGCAAAATTCTGGTGGTAGCACCCACCGAAGCTACGCTGTATTGGAGTAGTGCCGCAGTCAGTGCGGGCGGCAAGACCACGACCGACCGAGAAACGGCACTGAATGACTGGACGGGAAAGACCAGCACGGCAGCGCAGATTACGCACAATGAGTGCAAGACGGAAAGTTATGCGCCGGGCTTTTGTGCATCCTATGAACGGGTGAACGCCAACGGGCAGGGACTGACAGCGGGGAAATGGTGGCTACCGTCACTGGGCGAGCTGATGATGATTTATGCGAATATGCGCAAAATCAATTATGCCCTATCGCTGATTAACGGAGCGACCCAATTAGCCGAAACGTGGTACTGGAGTAGTACCGAGTGCAGCGCGGCCGACGCGTGGTATTTGACCCTCTACGATGGCGGCGCGGGCTACCTTACTAAGGCAGCGAGCCAGCTCAGAGTTAGGCCCGTTTCAGCATTTTTACTTTAGTTGTTAATAGTTAGACTTTAATCTTTATGTGCGGCGGTAGCCGCACAAGACATAGAAATTTCCTTTTACCTGCTATAGTGCAAAATTAGAGATATGAACAAATCAAAACTGGTATCAAACACGCAGATATATTTAGACTGCCGCAAACTACTGGACGAAATTCTGGATATTACGCCTAACTTTCCGAGAGCCTACAAATTTAGTGTAGGCAGCAAGATGCACGATATAGGCGTAAATCTTATATCCGAAATATCGGCAGCTTATATAAACCGGGATAAGCAAACCCGTATCCAACATTTGGTAAATTTCCAGTCACAGTTTGAAGTATTGAAAACTTTGCTACGCATAGCGGGTGAAAGGAAATGGATATTAGGCAGAAGCAGGCACGCAAATATTATCGAACTGACGGACGCGATAGGCAAACAGTCTACTGCGTGGAAGAACTCACTATTAAAAGTTATCAGCATGGATAGCGAGTAAATGCCAGATTTGGAAAGTTACGACTAACCGAGCGTGCAAGTTATCTGTAAAAATGGGCCGCGCACTATCATTTATAGTTAAGACCAAGCAAGAGCGGCACGGAGTTGCGAGTACAGCGCGACCAACGCGTGGAATTTGAACCTCAACAATGGCAACGCGAACAACAATACTAAGGCAACGAACCAGAACAGAGTTAGGCCCGTTTCAGCACTTTTTCAGATGAACCGACACACAAAGTAAGATAAAAGGATATGGTTACTACGGACGGATTGTTAGAAGCATATTATGACTGCCGCAAAAGCAAGCGGAGAACAGCCAGTGCCATTATGTACGAAATAGACTACGGTAGCAAGTTAGTAGCACTTCGCGACCGTATAAATGACCGTACCTATCAGCCGGGTAAGTCTATCTGTTTTGTCGTAACGCGTCCACGGTATCGAGAAGTATTTGCGGCTTCTTTTGAGGACAGGATAGTACACCACTGGATAGCCCTACGGCTGGAGCCGCTTTTTGAAGAAGTGTTTAGCCCACGCACGTTTAACTGCCGGAAAGGCAAAGGGCAGATGTACGGCGTTAATATGCTGTACAACGACATTAAGGAGTGCAGCCAAAACTACACCCGTGACTGCTATATAGCGAAGCTGGATTTGCAGGGCTTCTTTATGTCTATAAACAAAGCTATGCTGGCTGGAATGATAGACAAATTTATACTGGAGCGTTACAAAGGCGATGACATAGAAGATTTGCGTTTTCTGTGCCGGGTGGTTATCCTGCACAGCCCGGAAAAGAGTTGCGAAAGGCATAGCCCACTGCATTACTGGAACTACCTACCGGCAAACAAATCGCTGTTTACAAACGGTGAGGGGCTGGGCGTGGCGATAGGCAATTTGTTTGCACAACATTTCGCAAATTTCCTGCTTAACATTTTGGATTGGTTTCTGCTGAACGATTTGCATTTTATCTACGTTGGCAGGTATGTAGATGATTTCTATATACTGGATATTGATAAGCAGAAGATATTAGCAGCTGTGCCGAAAATCCGGGAACTGCTGGGCAAATACGGTCTGACCCTGCACCCGCATAAGTTCTATATCCAACACTACACAAAAGGCGTAGAGTTTACCGGAAACGTGGTTAAAAAGCAGCGGATATATGTTTGTAACCGCACGCTGAAAAACTTTGTTATGGCAGTGCGCAGACTGAACCGCGCCGAAACCATAGAGGAAGTGGAACACGCGGTAAGCAGCATTAATAGTTATCTGGGCTTTATGCGGCACGCCAACGAATACGGAAAACGGCGCAAAATCCTAAAGATGCTGGAGCCGCACGTATTCAAGTGGGTATATATCCGTGGCCACTTTGAAGTAGTGGTTATCCGAAAGAAGCACCGGCGAAGAACATTAACCCTACAACGCATACGAGATGGAACATATTAGCGAACCGGAACCGGAAGCAGTGCTGCGGCTATCCGAGTTAGACACCGAATTAGTACAGGCATTAGCCAAACACTGGCTGGTAATTGTGGAGCAGCGAGATAATGGTATAGTATTAACGCTACACACTATGACAAATGAAAGAAACATTAACGATAGTAGTTTCACTGATAACTGCACTGGGCGGCTGGGAAGCGATTAAATACCTGCTGAACCGAAAGACAAACAACCGAATAGCGGAAGCCAATGCGTTTAAGGTGGAACGGGAGGCACTGATAGAGGACTACAAGCGCGTGCAGGGCGAAGTAGACAAACTGAAAGAACAGGTAGCCAAATTGTACACGGAGATAGACAGTTTGAAAAGTGACCGTCTGCGGTTGATACAGGAAAACGGCGAGCTTAAATTAGCTTTGAAAGAAGCGGAAAAGCACGTTTGTTTGCGACCGGACGATAAATGCCTGCAACGCCTCAACCCTAACGACCACTGCCGACTGCGCAAAATTCTGCGTGGGGAGTACACCAAAGACCACCCGGACGCAATAATAACAGAAGAAGATATGATGAAACCTAAAAACGACACAGAAAATGAGGAAGATAAACAAAGTGATAATCCACTGTAGCGCGACCCCGGAGGGACGCGATTACACGGTAGCGGACATAGACCGCTGGCACCGGGAAAGAGGATTTAACGAAATAGGCTACCACTATGTAGTCTATCGTGATGGAAGCGTACACACCGGGCGTGATGTCGCCAAAATCGGCGCACACTGCAAAGGGCAAAACGCCGACAGTATCGGTATCTGCTATATCGGCGGCATGACTGCCGACAACAAGCAGGCAAAGGATACCCGAACACCTGCACAGAAAACCGCACTGCGTGAACTGGTGGCGAAGCTAAAAGCCGAATATCCCGGCATAACCGTACACGGACATAACGAGTTTGCAAACAAGGCGTGCCCGTGCTTTGATGTTAAAACACAACTGTAGAGCCTATGAGATACTTAACAGCACTGATAGCCTTAATGCTGCTGGCAGGCTGCGCCAGCACGCGCCGGGCGGTAAACACCTACCAAGTGCAGCAGGACAGCACGCACAGCAGCACACAGCGGTTAGACAGCCTATTTAGGGTGATGATGCAGCGCGATAGCATCTACCAGCGCGACAGCATCTATATCCGGGAAAAGGGCGACACGATAACCAAGTATGTAGAGCGTATCAGATACCAACTGGAAAGGCGCACCGATACTTTGTACCGTGACCTGCTGCGTATCGATACGCTGATAGTGGTACGCACAGACAGCGTGACCGTGGAAAAGCCGGTATATATCGAAAAGCAGATGAAGTGGTACGATAAGGGCTTTATCTGGGTAGGCCGTCTGTGCTGTTTAGCCGCTATACTATGGGCTTTGTTCCTATATCTGAAACGCAAATTTTAGTTTGTTACGCATTACATATCTGAGCCGTGCAAGCCTGCGAGGGTAAGCACGGCTATTTTATTCCGTGCAGCATCCAATCAATTACCCGGCGGTTTGCAGCGTCTATTTTGTCCCGGCTAAACTTGATGTACACCCCGGTTATTTTAGAGCCGTGGACGTGGCCCAGTGCTTCGCTGATGGTATCTTTCGGTATATCCAAATCTGCGGCATAGGTAGCCCACGAATAGCGCGACCAGTAGGACGTAATAGCAGGCTCTATGGGCGACATAACCGGCAGATGGTTTTTGTGGTACTGCGCTTTGCCGCCTACCGTCTTAACCGGGCCTATCTTTCGCAGTGCGGCGTTTAGATGCGCCATATAGTCTTTATAGTTATCGTATTTGTCGAACGGTGCCAGCAGATGTTTTTTGCCCCTATATCGGTCTAATATAGCCTGCGTTTCCGGCTCTATTTTGATGCTGTAGAATTTGCCCGTTTTCGCCCGGCGGTATTCTATCCTACCGTCCACTATGCTATCTTTGGTGAGTGCCGCCAAATCCACCATGTTAATACCAATAAGGTAGAACGACAGCAGAAAGATGTCCCGGTATTCCGTATCGTATGCCGACAGCGACAGCCCGGCAAGTTGGCGCATTTTTTCCACCGGCAGTACGCGCATGGCTGTTTCCTCAGATGGTATGTGGTAGTTTCGGAACGGATAGTTTTGCGTTATATTTTCGTCCAGCGCATAGTTTATGACGTTGCGCAAATTGCGTAGGTGCATCCCACGGCTGTTTACAGACAGCCCAGTTAGGGAATTATAAAAACCGTCTATCCATAGTTTCGTTATCTTTTCAAACCGTATCTGGTATGGGTCACAGTAGGCGGTAAGTTTCTTTAGTGTTTGCTCAAACAGTGTTTTAGTGCCGCCGGACTTCATGCCTATAATCGTATCGAACAGCGTGCCGAGCGTAGGAACACCGACCGTAGGATTATCCAAATCCAAATCGGTAAGCATTTCCCGAAGCTGCGGCCCGGTAAGATTACCCCACTGGCCATTTTCCCGTAATTCCAAAATCCGGTTAGCCACACGGGTAAGCAGGGTATCCAGCACCGAGTTTATACGCTTCGCACTTTTGCCGGTAGCCCGGCAGGTGGCAGCGTCCCAATCCTCAGCGGATAGGAAAATGCCAGTAGCGAGGTAGAGGTTAGAACCGTACCCGACTGCGATTTGCACCGGATATGTACCGTCTTTGAGTTTGCGCCGGGTATCAAGGCGCAGTTTTGATTTTGCCATAATCTTTGCTTTGTTTTTGCTGCTTTATAGCTGAAAAATATCCCCAAATGTACCATAATCTACCATATTAACGCCCACCAGCGACCACTTTTTAATGTTAATTATCTTATTTGCTTAACTGAAATTTTGCTGATAATATTTTATAAGCATTTGATATATTGCATTTTAGATAAAACAAGACGAAGTTAAAAATGCTACCAGCGGCTATATGCCTACAAGAAATAATCGAGTGGCTACATAACGATACAAGCTACCTTTCTACAAGG